AAAGAATGTGGTCCGGTTCCTGCACAACTCCGACGTTGAGACAAGGGCAAAACAAATTATGCCGTCAAACTATGACGGCAGCAGGCCATATATCCATCTGAAGGATGACGTGCAGTCGAGCGTCAGAAAAGATAAGATGGGAAATTATTATGTGAGCGTGCGCGGAGGGAAAATGACAGGATATAAGTGGGGACCGGTCAGCGATGGGCATATAGCTAGGGACGGCGTGTCATTTGTACAGGGAACTAATTTCATGGCGCGCGCGGTAACTGCGTCTGAAGGAGACACAAATAAAATAATCGACGAGATGGTGAAGAAGGTGGTGCAGTAATGGAAATAAAAAGCTTGATTGTAGAATCATTAAAGATACCTGTCATTGAATTGTTTGAACCAATCATACCTCCATGCGCAACATGGTCCCATCTTTCGGATACGTCGGGTCTGGAAGGTGATGGAGCCGAAAGTGAAGGACTGGAAGGATATCAAATTGATGTTTGGGACAGAAACCGGGAAAAAATCAAAACAAGGGCAAGAAAACTGAGCGAAGACATCCAGATGAACGCATCAACTACAATACCGGATATTACATACATGTATGACACAAACGGGAAAGCGTGGCGTGCCATGATCCAGTTTTCGAAAATAAGAGAGGAGTAAAACATGGCGGTAAATAAATCAAAGAAAACAAATCGTATCAATATCAAAAACATGGTTTATGCACTGTTAACAAGCGATACAGCGGCTGGGACTGAATATGGAGAGGTAAAGCCACTTGGGAAGGCAATGCAGGTGCAGCTTACACCGTCGCTGGCCTCCGGTGTACTGTACGGAGAGGGAGCGCAATCAGAAAACATTGCAAAGTTGAATGGAATAGCCGCAGTATTGGACGTTAACAAAATTGCAATTGAAGACCGCGCAGAAATCCTGGGGCATAAATACGAAAACGGAATCCTGATCGAGAAAGCGGGAGACGAAGCTCCATTTTTAGCGGTTGGATTTGAAGTGGAAGGGACCAACAAGTGTAATGAATTAGTTTGGCTTTTAAAAGGACGGGCGCAGCCGTTTAACGGAACCATGCAGCAGTCGACAGACAGTATCAACTTTTCAACAGACAGCATTACAATTAATTTCGTTCCGCGTGATTTTGACGGAGAGTTAAGATACTTTGCAGATACAGCAAACGCGGACTTAACAACAAAGCAAATCGAAGATTGGTTTAAAACCGGACCGTCAACGCCGCCGGCAGCGAAATAAGGAGAATTGCAATGGCAAAGTTTATTGATATTAGTCCAGCCGAAGAAATCGTATTAAGAGACCCAGAAAATAAACGAGAGTTACACGGAATTTTCAATATGAAGTGTGTTTTTATATTTCAAAACAAATTGGCAGAGATGAAAATTAATAAGGACACGTTACAGAAAGTTGATATGCTGGCTCTGTGCCTATTTTCTGCGGTGAATGCTTCGGAGGAAATGGAATTAAGTTATTCGGATGCGGCGGTGCTGTCAAAACGTATGGCGCCTTCTTCCGGGGCGGAAA